TTCCTGATGCTTGTCCAGTCGTTGTAAACGCAGTTGTAGTAGCACCTAAAGTTGCTGAACTCGTATATAAAGCAAGTTTAAAAGTATCTCCACCTGAGTTTTTGAAATTATGAACAGCCTCTAGCAGCTCTTTTTTAAAGCTGGTTGTTAATGTTGATGTGATAGCCATATTTATATCCTTTTTACAATTTTAGCTACATCCTCCTCTCCAGCTTTGATTAGCTCTTGAATCAAGGTAGCTTTATAGGATTTTATAGCATTTTTTATATAAATTAAACACACCTGTCTTATTGCCTCTTTATAAGCCCTAGCTTGCTCTTTGATATGCGGTTCGTTGTCATCAGATACGCTAACTATTTTTTCTGTTATACGATCTGCCCAAAACTCGGGTGGGTGTCCACCAAAATTAGAAGTTTGCGCTTCAATAATCCCTAAACTGGGTATTGCTCCTGGTGTTATTTCATCTACCATACTTTAGGATCTCCTGCTTTTGATTGTTTGAGATGTGTATCATATCTATCCATCAAAACAGGTTTTTGTTCTCCATTCATTTTACCTTCAATTTGACTTTTGTTGAAAACACGTAATTTGTTTTCTTGATCGTGCACTATAATTTTTGGATCTTTCAAACGATGATAACCATATAATTTATCTTCTACGGGTATTGATGTGTCTAATAGAGTAGAGGAATTAGCCACCTCCACTTGCATCCCTGCACCTTGACATTTTGATAACCAAAACTCTACACAACCTCTGCCTGACTCTGCGAAATACAAATTACCAGAATAAGTAAAATCTACTCCAAACATTTTCAAGCACCCTACTTTATTCCACAAAGCAAAAGCTATAGCGTATGCAACTGTATTATTGAGGTAGTAACAATTCAAATCTCTGACAATTTCTTCTACTGGATACAAGACTAATCCTTTCGCTCGTTTATCTAATTCACACGTGTATATTGGTCCTTCATGCGTTTTTAGTATTTTTTTCATAGACTCTGTTTGTCCACCTGCATCGTCACTGTCAAAAAAACGACTAGCTGGGTCTAACATAAAGATTCTGTCGTGAAATATGACGTCAGCTACGGCGTTGATTGCCCAGACTTCGTCAAAATGTACTCCATGTGATTTAGCAAGATTGTAGTCAAACCAACTACGTCCCATACCTACGATAGCTACAGTCTTGCCCTCAAGTTTCTTGATAGGCTTCATATTTACTCCTTTTAACTTACATTAGAACGAAGTGAGTCATAACGATATTCATCTCGTCTTCCTCTAGCTTCTGCTCTATTTTTTAATCTAGCAATTTCTTGTTGGAATCTATTTTCGTAAGTTGCAAGTAAATCTGGTTCACCCTTCATAAAAATATAACCCTCGACTAATGAGCCATAAAGCAAGGCGTCTCTGGCGTTGTTTGAAAGCCAGGTTCCGCTTGTATTTGTAACCAAACTATTTGGTCTATATAAATAATGCAGTTCTACTGAGTAGTCTGCATCTGGTAATGGCGCGACTACGATAGTAGAACCAGAACTTGAAGAAGTGCTATATTCTTTATCAAAGTCAGCGTAGTATTTAGGCAGCCCTCTAAGACTGGTATCAGTTATATCGGGAGTAAACTCCTGCATAAAACTGGGGTGTTTCTTATCCAGAAAATGATAATCGCTTGAACTATCAATTACTGCTAACGAAAAACTCAGAACAAAGTCTGTTGGACAAGTTAAAAAACGGCTACCCGTTGTTAAACTACCTGTCACATTTTTCCTAAAGAAATCTTCTTGTACTAAATTAAATATACGATCTTCAGCGTTCTTAATAAAATCTGGAAGCGTTGTATTGAAAGTGCTTTCATTGTTATCAAGAAAACTTTGTATCAAAGTAGTTAATTCAGTATAAGTCATGTTGTGATTGTAACTGTTCCTAAAGTTGCTGTCATTTTAGGAGTAGAAAAATTAGAACCTAATATTGAAGAATTCATCGAAAATGAATTGATACTTGATGAACTAAAATTACTTGGATCAGACACTACTACAAAACCTTCACCAACTTCTAAATCATTATTTGGTCTTGGTTTGTATAACGCTTCTGGGTCTGAAACTACTGGTCTTGGATCTATTTGCGGAGCTTTAGGCTCAAAACAATCTGGACATGTTTTAAGATTGTTCCATTCTTCACGTAGCTCATGCAATTTGTATTCAAAACCACATCTATCGCAGATGGCTTTTGCAAATTTGCCAACAGCGTAGGCCATTAATAACTACTCCTCATTGAAGGTTTGATACGAAATGATGCCCTGTCTTCATCTTGGTCAGCTGCTCTTCTAAATTCTTCTTCGTAAGCAGCTTTCAAAACTTGTGTGCGTTCTGGCGCCCTTTTCTGCGATATGTAATACGCTAGACCAGCAGCAAAACAAGGATAAAACCTGAAAGGCATATCTACGGTATTGATGGCTGTATCAGCATCATCCATACGTACTATTTTATTAAATAACAAAACGTCAGTAGAGTTTTCAGGAGAGGGCCATATTTTTATAACGGGTGTGGTCAGCTTGTCAAAAAAGAATTGAGATGGTCTGCTCTTGGTATCCTTAGTTGGTATATTTAAGTATTCAGCACGACTTATTCTGTTCATGCTTGTATCAGTTGTTTCGTTGTTTGTTGTTCTTCGTAAGGACATATCTAATATGTCAATAACATTAGAGTTTAAAGAATAACTAGATGTGCCTTCTGTTAATGCTTGTGTAGTTTGTTCAATCGTCCATTGATTTAAACCTCTATTAGCCCATTCTGCTAACATTAGATTGATAGACCTTTTGGCTGTTTTAAGATCGTAACCTGTCCTGAGTTCTATACCACAACGCTCAAAAGCCTCCTCTACAAACTCGGTTACATTAGGTTCAAAATTAGTGCTGCCTGAAAGTGCCATTATTCATCCTCTGCATATAGATTATCAAAAATTCTGTTTACGTCCAAGGTATAGTCTAAATCAGACTTTGAGTAATGTATATGTGCGGATGGTCTAAAATCAGGTGCGCCACTACCAGTTTCAAACCAAGCTGGATGTGTAACTCTTACGCGATTGTTTGGAAGTGCGACTATATTGCCAGTCCACTCTCCAGCATCTAAAAGTTCTAGGACGTGACTTTGTTTATGTTGTGCTGGATCGTCTGCTATTTCGCTTTCGGTATAGTCTACTGTAAATAAATATTTTGCTGGATAAAAATTGCCATCTATCTTTGCCATCCAAGGACAGGGCGTTGCTCTATCTATAACGTAAACTGCATGATGGTGAGAGGAACAATCCCAAGGTTGTGCATCGTGAACAGCCATTGGCTCTGGCCACTGTTCAAAAGGTGTATCGCCTACAAGTGCAGTAATAGGCATCCTAGCCCACATAGCGCCTCCGTGAACCGTATCTTCTTCTTCGCCTTCAGCTTCTATACCTGTAAATATGACTTGAAAACTTAAACAACGACACGGCATAGTTGTAACAGCGACAACCATAGCATGTAGAAACTCACCATGATATTTTTCATGGTTATGTGTGTATTCTCTTCTAACCCAACATTTAAAATGTGGGATGTTGCTTTGTAAATAAGCCACCTATGGCTTACCTTTCCCGCCCCTTTTGTATCCTTTTGATTTTATAGGGCCACCCACTTTCATGCCTTTGGAAGCATATCCACCTTTACGCATACCTTTGGTGGTCACACCACCCTTTTTCATACCTTTGGTAGCTACGCCGCCTTTACGCATACCTTTGGTAGCTACGCCGCCTTTACGCATACCTTTGGTAGCTACGCCGCCTTTACGCATACCTTTGGTAGCTACGCCTCCTTTACGCATACCTTTGGTAGCTACGCCTCCTTTACGCATACCTTTATTTTTGACTTTGCCGCCTGCGGCATAACCTTTTGTTCTTTTATACATTTAAACCTCTACTTTTTCTTAGTTGCTTTTTTCTTGGCAGCTGGTTTTTTCGCAGCTGGTTTTGCAGCCTTTTTCTTAGGCATGTTTAAATAAATTCTTGTTTCTTCAACAGGCTCGTCTGGCCTTACTTTAGCATTTTGCCTGGCCTTTAACTTGGCTTCCATTTTCTTATCTGCTTTTGTAGCCATAATTTTCTCCTACGATATAGTCGTAACTTTACGACGATTACTCATAACTTTACCACAGCCTCTTGCTATGAATCCATTTTTTTTATTTGTCTTATTTTGCTTACGTGCAACGTCTCCTGTTGCCATTGAAACTCTTGCTTTCTTAGTATTCGCTACGACAGTTTTGCCTTTTGCTCCAGCAGCTTTCTTTTTACGAGCTGTTTTAGCACGTTCTGCTTTTGATAAACTTTGGGCTTTGGCTTTAGGCAAACATCTATCAGGATTCTTTTTGTTTTTGCTTGTTCCACACGGTCCTTTAATAGAACCATCTGTACCGATTCTAACCCAGTTTTGCTCCCTCCACTGCTTCAGTTGGCCCATTATCTCATTCTATCGGGCATAACTCTGCCCTGTCCTCTTACGTTGAAAACTAATCCACCGCCTGCTTTTTTAACTCGTTTTTTCTTTTTAGAGCCTTTTGCATAGTTTGGATCTTTGCAATATTTAGATGCGGCCATATTTGCATAAGCCGAAGGATATGTGTCAAAAGTACGTTTTGCCCAAGCTTTTCCTTCTGGACAAATCTTACCACCGCTTTTTGCTTTCTTTGCCATTATTTTATTCTACCATGTTTTTTTCTTATCGCATCTTTACCGCGTCTGAAAATTTCTGCTTGCTTCGGTTTGCCCCCATATTTAGATCTTTGTTCACCCACAGTTAATATTTGTATTTTCCTAGCAAAAGGTTTACGTACCTTTGTGACTTTTGCAACTGTATCTCTAGCATCTTGGATAGTTGCATATTTTATAGAAACAGTATCTTTAGGATTTTCATCCGTATATAGCCTTCTATCGCTACCTTTTGGTTTTTTTCCTGTTCCTACTTTTGGGTCTTTTCTTTTTGGCATTTTTAACTAATTTTTTCAAAGTATTAGATTGTTTTTTGTGCATCCTAGATGCTTTATTCAATTCCTTTGAAACTTTATTTATTTTTTTTAGCATCTCCACTGTCTCCTTGACCAATAATTAGCTTTAGTCCTATCGTCACCAAGGTTTTTACTCCTAGCACAATAAGCTTTTCGTTTTTTTGGATTATTGGGATGTGCGCCTAATTTTGGATCACCAAAAGTGACGCGCTTAATTTTTCCAGAAGCAGGTACTCTAACGAAAACTTCTCTAGTTTTTTTGCCGAACCCAGGAGAACCTTTTGAGATTCTCCTTGGTTTATTCAGAGTTACTTTTTTGCCTCTGTATTCAGCCATTAGTAATTTTTATTCAATACAAGTATGATCGAATAAGCATCACCATCAGAGTGAGCTACTGTTGTAAAATCAATATCCCCTGTCACACCAGAACCTGCGTTATTTGGTATGCCACTGAATCTATCATCGTAGTATTCATCACCTGTACTATCAGCTGGCAGAGGTATTGCTAAAACATTGGTGCTAGCGTCAAATTCTATATCAACGCCCATACCTCTAGTTGCCCAATAAATCCTAGCTATAGATACGCTAGTGCAAGCAGAACCCGCATTATTTGAAGCTAATGCAGAAACATCAACTTTTTTTACTGATGCTTCACCTGTTCCGTCAGATTCGTTGGTAAATTTGAGGATAGCAACTCTTTCACCATCCTGTATAGTCTGGGAAGTTACTGTATCAGCCATTGTTTACTCCTATCTTTCACAGATTACGTTGATGTAATCTATAGTCATAGTTTTTGCTGCTGCTTCACCGTTTTGTATACCAAAGGATACTGTCAATTCTTCATCATCTGGTAAGTTTGTGTTTACTACTCCTACTGGTGCGGCAGTTCCTATGAAATATGATACTTGAGAAGTGTTTGGATCTATGAAGAAACCAACATTTACGAATGTATCATCAGCTAAAGTAGTTACTGCTGACGTAGTTGTATCTGTACCATCTTTTTCAATATGAAAATCTAGGTTTGTATCACCATCATCTTTCATAAAGTAAACACCGTCTGAGACGGCAAGTGGTGTTGTATCTGTTATTTGTAAACCCATAACAACATCAGATTGCGTTGCATCACTTACTTTAAATCTAGCTTCAAAGAAAGCTCTTTTACTGCTGCTTAGTTTGAACGACTCGCCTTTTAATTGTAAAAAGTCTAAATCATTATCACCTGCTGCGTTAGTAAGCAAAAGCTGACC